TCTGCACCTGATCAATCATAAAATCAATGAGTTGCGAACCGGAAGGGATGGTGACACTAGTACTAGAAGCAGTTCCATCTGCGTTCGTGGTTACGGTGCTGGTCTGCATCAAGACGACGAATCCGCCGTCAGTGGTGTCGGTCAGCGTTCCAGAACCAGAGCGCAGGGCAGAACCAAAGTAGGTCTGTGCCATGTCGTTCTCCTGTTAGGAGTGAGGGCCGAAGCCCCCACTTTGGTTTAGACGCCGGGAGTACCGTACATCGCACGAGGATCGGTGAAGCCGATGTCGTAACGCTCGGTGGCCTTGTACCGCATGGTGTCGGTCTCAAAGTCACCTTCCATCGTCTTCTCCAGACGACGGCGCATCATCAGCTTCATGCCCTCGGGCGCATCGGTCTGCACCCACCAAGCCGTAGCCGAGGTCAGACGCGACAGAACAGCGGCACCCTCGTCCAGCAAGCCAATCGACTTGATGGGGTTGATGTCGTTGTTTGCGTTGCCTGCACGCAGCACAGACTTCAGCAGCACCTCGGCCTGGAAGACGTTGCCAGGAGCAACCACCAATTGGCGGGGCACCAGACGGATCTTCTTGCCGTTGTTGTCCACAGCCTGACGGATCTGGATGAGCATCTGCTCAAGCGAGGTCTGCGACAGGTTAGCAGCGGTGGACAGCAGGTTGCTGAACGTACCGTTGACGATGGGGTGAGAAGCGCTGTTCAGCGCCACACCGTCACCACCAGGGTACGAAGCGTTGAAGGCCCGGTTCAGGATGTTAGCTGCCAGCGTCTCCTTGGTCTCAATCAAAGACTGAGCAAGGTGGCGGGCATATACCTGACCGATACGGATGTGGTCACCGTCCTCAACCAGCACCTTGGTCAAGGCGAAGGCGAGGCCATACACCTTGTACACATAGCGCTTGAGGAACAGTACACCACCCTGCTGATAGGTCACCGGGGTGCCATCAGGCAGTTCCGGCGCAGCGCCGAAACCGTACAGGACGGGTTCTTCGTGGTAGTTACGAGGAATGCCTTCTTGTTCACGGAAGACACGGCTCCATTCGTCGGCGCGTTGATCGTATACACCATCAAAGCATTCGTTCAGAATGGGTTCGACAATCGAGCGAAAGTCGGTACTTCTCATCGGAGCGGCCATGACTCACTCTCCTTTCTTAGATAGCGTTCACGGACGCATTGAACTGCGACTCGTTGATCGTCACTCGCACAATCGTGTACGAATCTCCCCAAGCATTGTCGGGGTACGGAGCCAGATCACGAATCAGCATCTGAGCGCTGTTGCCCGAACCGGCCAGGGTGGTCGAGAGCGTGCACTGCGACAGACCGGTGGTCGTGGAACCAGCGGTGGTGTTGCTCAAATCAGCCATGTCGCCAATTGAGGTCTGAGCCAGAGAACCGTCAGCCTGAATCTCATACACGATGTTGGGATCGTTGTAGAAGTAGGCTACGCACGAACCGGTCTGGTAAGCCGTAGAGGCAGGCCAGTAGTTCGATACGCGACGACGGCCAGTGGTGTCAGTGAACTCTACGCCAGCGAAAGCACCTTGGAAGGAGTCGCCAGCAGCCGCAACCACGAGGTTGCCGCTAGAGTTGAGTTTGACGGGTTGGCCCTTGAGGATGTCGGTTCCATAAGCCGACGCAATACCGTTAGCCAGCGCCTGAGCGCGATCCAGACCAGAAGGGTGGAAAGCGGGGCGCAGACCGAACGGAGCATTAGTCGAAGACATTGTCTTACTCCTTGGTTTATACCCTTACCCGGGAAATACCGGGGTAGGAACATTACGGTCAATATCACCAAAGCCTTCGCCTTCAACCTTACCAAGGGATTTCCCGTGGGAGTCCCGAGCACCCTGCAAACTCTCCAACTGGACACGGATCTTGTCCGCCTCCTCTTGAGGAGCCTCGTGGTGTACCTGCAACATGATGTCCTGATAGATCTCCATCGGGATCTTATGCAGAATCATCTCGTTACAAGCAATAAAACCAACGTGCTCTCCAGCCTTTACGCGATAATTTTCGTATCCAGGCAATTCATCAGATTTAACTGGAACATAACCTAGGCGAATTCGCTTATCGATGCTGTCGTAGCCATTAGTGGTTGATAACCAGCAAAGGTGCCAACCCGGAAGGTCGGGCAACTTCGGTAGCGCACTTTGTGTCCACTCATCGCTCCACATCTTGCGACGTTCTTGCGCTGACATGAACTTCTCTTCAGGAGCCGCTCGGCTTGCGTCCTCACTTGCGCGAGTTTCGCGTCCTCCGGCGTTAAGAGACTTTTTGAGACGAGAATCCATGATGTTTACCCTCTATTGTTTCGTGCTTGTTCGGCGTAGCGTTTGATCATCTTGGCGCGTTTTTGTGGGTCATCCCACAGTCCGGCGTCCTTCATCGCACGCACCTGCTCAGGTTCGAGAACAAAGGTGTTTGCGCCTTGGCGCGAACCCCCAGACTCCCGGCTTGAGCCAGTCACAACACTTCGAGGTTTCCTCCGCGGTTGCTCGTCATGATCGGAAGTATACCGATTCGGTAATCGGGAGTGCAACCTTTTATCAAATTCTTCCCAATATTCTTCTGTGGCCGGATCCCAGCCCTCCGCGGCCAAGCGGCTGTCCACCACCTTGGCGATCTGGGAATCCTCGTCGCTCCCATTCGGGTCGTACCAGGGGTTGCGCTCCATCCAGTCGTTTGCCAGACGCACCAGCCTCGGGTTAGGCACCCCAGGCTCCTGATTGGCAGACTGCACAGCCTTGGTCTTGATGTCGTGCATCGCCTCCAACTTGCGCCGGGTCTCGTACCAGAGTTCCTGCGCCTGGGTGAATGCTCGACCGTCTGAGCCTTCGGTGGCCTCTTGCATCTTGCGCTTGGCATACTCCAGGCGCAACTGCTCATCCTCGATGGCCTTGTCCAGGCGGGCTAGGTCTGCACCGTGCGTCTTGCGCTCTACGGCAGACAAGCGCTCCATGAGTTGCTCATTTTGGCGCTGCAACATTTGCAGGCGCTGATCCTTCTCATGGTTGGTGCTCTTGATATATTCCTTCTTTGCCCGACGACGAGCACGACGGGCCTCTCGGACCGCATCGGTATCGTCAGCCTGATCCTCATCGTCATCTTCGGATGCGGCCTCCTGCTGTGGTTTATCGGGCGACTCGATGCTGTCAGGCAACTCGACGACCGCAGAGCCGTCTTTTTCCTCCACAACATCAAGGATCTCGTCTTTGTCCTTGGTTTCTGTGTTCATACAAATGCCTTCATCAAAAGCGGATTGCCAGTAACTTTGGCTATCACTTCATGGTCATTGAGAATCATGAACAGCGCCGGATCTTCTTGATCGTCTCCAGGCACAGCCACTTCCCACCTATCACCGCCCCACTTGGGAACTCGAATAAATTCCCCGGCAGAACACCACGACCCCTCGGGCCAATCTTTCATGGTGTCTCGGTGCTTAAACGCCAGAGGGCCAATCTCTATGACCTTGGCAACCATGTTGTTCCACTTTTCGGTTTCTTTGGTTTCTTCAACCAAAATAATCCCGGCACTTGTTGCTTTCCTTTTTGTGCGACGCAACTGAACAAGAATACGTCCACCAAGAGGTTTTGCACCGGGGTCAACGCTCGGAAAAGCCCAAGCCAACTCAGCGGGGTCAGCCGCTACCGGTTCATTGCTCATCTTCTTCCTTCATCAGGTTATTGAGTATGTCGAGGGCCTCTTTCAAACCCTCATATCTGCCGACCAGTCTTTGATAGATGTCCCAATTCTGCGCATTACCCTGCACTAAGGACGAGGCTATTTCAGCCTGCGACACCTTGATCTGACCGATCAGGTCGGAAATTGTTGCCACTTGTTATTTATTTGTTCTTTGCCTGTGCGAGACCTCCTTTTGCGGGTTGAGAGTTTTGCTGGCCCTTGGGCTGCATGGAAGATCCATCAAGTTTTTCGCCCATGGCGATACGCTTGTGGTACGGGATCGCAACGCTGTCTTGCGGCTTATTGGTAGCCATTTGAACCTCCTAGTTTGGATTGATAGTCGATGACGATACGATCCTTGTCGTTGACAAGTTTCGCGGCATCCCTCGTTAACCGAGCCGTCTCGATGCGCTCCTTCAAATCCATGTCGCCCGCGGCGATTGCGTACTTGAGTTGCAACTCCTCCATGGCACGCTCCTGGTCGGCCTGCAACTGAAGCATCTCGCGCTCCATCTTGGACTGCAACTCCCTGTCCTTGAGTTGCATCTCGGCCTGATCCCGAGCCTGCCGGCGCTTGGTCTCGGCCATGCTGGTCTCCAGCAACACCTGAGCATCTGGCGGCATATCGGGCTTTTGCTTGAACTTCTGCATATCCTGAACCATCTTCTGGATGACAGGCATGATGCCCTGCAAGGTCTGCTGTACGTCCATCTCAACGTGCTGGCTGGCCAAGCCAAACAGCTTGTCCACTTCCTTGGGATCGTCCAGCAAGTCGTACTCGGCCATATCTCCCTGCATGGCGTTCTTGACGTAGCCATTCATGCGGTTCAAGTACCACAGCACGAGGTGCTGCTTGATGTGCTCGATGGCCTTGGGCAAGAACCCAGGAGCAATGAACGGGTTGGCTCCCAAAACGGGACTCTTGGCAAAGTCCAAGTGCGTCTGGATATGACCCAGGTGATCCTGCTCGGGATAAGCAAAAGCCGCCTGCCCGATAGACATGGCCACGTTCTCGTTGGCTGCGTCCATCTTGGACGGTGGCGGCACATCGACCATCAACTCGTTGATTCCGGGCACCTTGATCTGCTTCAAGAAGCGCTGAATCACAGCCCGACGGTTGAAGAGGTCCGGATTCTTGTCCATCATGGCCAAAACCGCTTGGGTCTGGGCCATTCTTTGGGTCTCGCTGAAGATGTGCGGATCTGATACCGGAATCACATCGGTTATGCGGGCAAAGTCCTCCCGCGTGACATCCAGATCCTCCACCACCTCGGAGCGGCGCATATCGTCCAGATACCAGCGGTTGATGCGCGACAAAATACGCAGCAACCGGCCCTGAGACTTGTGCAGTCGGGCATGGATCGACGAAAACACCGCCGCACCCTGCTCGATAAGCGCCTGGGTGGTGCCCACAGGGGCGTTAGAGGTCACATCAGCGATCTTTTCCTCGCTGGTGGTCACTACCCCCTTAGCCGCGTTGGTTAGCCAGCCTAGCAACTCCATTAAGACCGGCGACGGCGGGTTAAAAGGCATGGGCATGGCCAGCTTGCGCACATCGTCCACACCCGGAGCGGCTTCAATCTCGGCCACTTGGGTAACTTCGACCTGCTGAGACTGGCCAGAGACCTTGGCTCCCTTGAGTTTTAGGAGCGTCGCAGCGTTATTGA